TTACAGTTCTTCGCGACTGGATTTTTCAATTTTTGCTTTTCCACTTTTCCTAAACCTTTTGTTATAACCTTTCTTAATACTTTTGGCAACACCTGACTTAGTCAAGTATACATACCACTTGCGAGCTTTAGTTAGAGCATCGTATTCTGCTCCACCTTTTAACGGTATTCTTTCTTTCTTTGCCATTACTCAACCCTTTCCACTATTTATTAATTGGCACGCCCACCAGGAATCGAACCTGGAACCTACAGCTTAGAAGGCTGTTGCTCTATCCTGATTGAGCTATGAGCGCATTTCCAATTAACCTTCAAACTCACTCATGTACTCATTCATAAGTTTCTTCTGTAACCTTCGAGCTTCTTTCTCCCAAGGCTGTTCCCAATACTTTGTTTCGGAATGGTCTTTACCTTTCCAATATTGTAGATTCTCTGTCAACTCTCCTCGAGCAAACTGTTTCACATGAACTAACTCATGAGCTAATGTCGACATCCAATTCCCATACAACGCGATGTCTATAATAAAATTTCTCGAATCCACGGACTCGCAAAGTCCTTCACTGTGGGAGTTGTCTACAAAGAGCTTGTGATGGAACTTGACATGAATGTTGGTACGGAGTCGATGTATGTCAAGCTTCTTTGCGAATAACTTAACTGCCATCAGTGCCGATGCCTGTAGATTCATGTCTAATTGTCCGTCACGTGGACCCGAGAAAAAAACTTTCATATTAATTACCTATATTACTGCGACAAAAACGATACACATTAGAATCAATAACAACCAAACGTTGTTCCAAACAAATTCCAACGTTCCTAACAAAATTTTAATAGCCGCGAAAAATATCACAACCATTAATAATAAGTAGAAGAGGATTGCTAATTCCATGTGGAATCAAAACTACCCTCATTATAACTAGGAGTCAAATTTAACTCCGAGGTTGCATCAAACTTATCATCTTCTGAATACAACGCAAAATCTTTCATCTTGGCTAACTTGTCGACAGCACGTGCATTCTTTGCTGCTTCTCTACGTTCTTTGTTAGCTTCTTCCTTTTCGTACTTCTTTTTCATTTTGGTCAATTCACGCATGATCACTTCGTAAGAACTTAATTTTTTCATTACACCGCCTCCGAGTAATTTAATGTATTATTAAAGTATTCAGTTACATAAGCAGAGACGATACCAGAGGTACCACCAATATGCCATCTGTAAATAGGATTGGATCTTGCCTCAAATCCTCCGTCATAGTCTTTCCAATTATAAATGGTAAAAGGACGGATTGCATTGTGATCGAAATCCTCAACTTGCATTTCCCACTCAATGTCGACTTTGCCGTCACCTGAGGTTTCTGTACATGTTGGTTCGCCGAAGACTTTAACCAGTTCTGCGTAAGAACATGTGATATAGCCTTGAAGACTAGTCGAAACGAACTCCGACCTTGGTTTGATTTTATAGTTTTCTAAATTCATAACAACTCCCATTGATTTAATTTATACAACAATTATAACACAGTTTCCTTACGATGTCAATAGTTATTTTCATTTATTTTCATAAAGTTACGATAAATGTTGAAACTGTCACTGCAATTGCAGCTATAATAATAAAGGATGCGATTGCGACTGTAATTCTAACCAATACTTCAACCATGTTCCTATTCCTTTTCAATTATTTAATATAGATATTATAAACGGTTTCATAACAAATGTCAATGGTTTGTTTAGATCATTTAGTTATATGGTTATAACCAAACTGAATATTAGACTCCATGAGTCATGTGTTCGTAGGCATCAGGACAGATATTGACATCGTCTCCGCAACCGCAGATTTGATCCTCTTCAATTGATGGCGCTCCAACCATATCCCTAATTTGTGATTCAGTATACCTTTGTTTGCCACCTACGGTGGATTGCTGCGCAAGCAGTGTTATTTGTTCATTTGTCAATCCCATAATTTTCTCCTTTTTCTATTTGTGGTTTCGATTTGATAAATCTATTATAACTGGTTCAACTGCAGATGTCAATGGTTTTCTGAAATTATTTTCAGGAAACGACTCCTTATACAATATATAGATAGTTGAGGTACCACGAAAATAATGGTTGACATTCACAAAGAACTATTGTATAATGGTATCATAACGAATTGATTGAGAAGGTTGTAAAGCATGATTCGGAAGGATGTAGCCTTGAAGTCAATTTAAATAACTATTGACATCGACAGCAAACTGTGTTATAATGGTTGTTGATATGGAGAATAATGATTTGACTAAACAAAACGAACAGTTCAGAATCCTCACAGCTCGACAGCACGTTCGAGAGAGGATCGGTATGTACATGGGTTCAAGTTCAAAAGAGGAGATCGAAAGATTCATCCTTGGAGAATGGAAGAAAACCACGTATGTACCTGCACTATCAAAAATGGTAGACGAGATTCTCGACAACTCAATTGATGAAGCAATCCGTACTAACTTCAAGTTTGCTAACAAGATTAATGTATCTATTAATAACAACGAAGTAACCGTCACTGATAACGGTCGAGGTATTCCTCAAGACCAGATCTTTGACGAGGCAATGCAAGCAAACATCTTACGACCTGTAGCGGCTTGGACAAAAGTTAATGCAGGTACTTCGTTTGATGACGAACGAGTAACGATCGGTACTAACGGTGTCGGTTCAGCTGCAACCAACTTCCTATCTAAATCATTCACTGGTAAAACATGGTCTAACGGAAAGTCAATTCAACTTGACTGTAAAGACGGCGCTGATACCATGAAGATCAAGAAAGGTTCAAAAGCAGGAACTGGTACTGAGGTATCTTTTGTTCCTGACTTTGATTTGTTTGAAGTTGAATCATTGGACCAACTTGATACGATCATATTAATTGAAGATCGTCTGATAAGTTTACAGATGGCATTTCCTGAGATTCAGTTTTCCTTTAATAAAAAGAAGGTTGCTATTAATAATTTCAAGAAGTACGCTGATATGTTTTCTGATACGACTATCATGGAGAAGACAAACAATCTGTCTTATTTCATTGCTCCTTCGGAAGATGGATTCAGAACTAACAGTTTTATCAATGGTGTGAATACAAGACAAGGCGGTACTTATGTTGACCACTTTATGAATACTATTATTGATTCGTTAACTGTCAAAATTAAAAGACGTCATAAGGTCGAAGTATTAAAGACAACGATCAAGAATGGTATTACATTTGTTATGTTTGCCAGGAACTTTGTGAATCCTAAATTTGATTCTCAAACAAAAGAACGTCTAACTAATCCAATTGGTAATATTAAGGAACACCTAGATATCTGTCAGGTACGTGATGCTGAGTGGCTTGCGAACAAGATATTAAATACTCCTGATATAATTGATCCCATTATTGAAGCTCAACTAGCAAAGAAGCTAGCCGCGGATAGAAGAGCTGCAACATTAGCACAAAAGAAACTTCGCAAGGTAAAAGTTGCGAAACATATCTCTGCTAATAAAGACAATGCTACTCTGAAAATTGTGGAAGGAGATTCGGCAATGGGATTCTTATTAAAGGTACGTGATCCTGATACAGTTGGAGCGTTTCCACTTCGAGGTGTGATTATGAATACCTGGGATATGAAACCTGCGGAAGTATTAAAGAACAAAGAACTATCAGAGTTAGTAGCGGTTCTAGGACTAGATATCAACGATCAGGACAGTGTAGACAATATGACATACAAATATATTGCCACATTAACTGATGCTGACCATGACGGTATAGGACATATATCACCATTGTTAATTGCGTTCTTTTACAAATTTTGGCCTCGACTGTTATTAGAGAATCGTGTTCAAATTACAAGAACACCAATTATGATTAGTACGAAAGGTTCTGAAGTCAAATGGATCTATACTTATGAAGATGCTGCAGAGTTCAAAAAGAAAGATGGTTATAAACATAGATACATTAAAGGTCTAGGTTCTTTAACAGAAGATGAATATCATGTCATTATTAATAAACCAATGTATGATACAGTAACTGTCGATGATGCTTCTGTATTTCAGATGATGTTCGGAAAAGATTCAAGTTTAAGAAAGGAGTATATGTTCGCATGAATTTAGAAATGTTTACTGAAGAGCTGAAAGGCAATAACTATCCAATCTCAAAGGTAGCTGCTAACGAATGGAAATCATTCGCAATGTATACCGTTGAGAGTCGAGCAATTCCTAATATGATTGATGGTCTAAAACCAGTTCAAAGGTTCTACCTCTATTCATCGTTAGTTAATAGCAAGAAGGATTTTAAAAAGGTATCAGCTGTCTCAGGTATTATATCTGACTACGGTTATAACCACGGAGAATCTTCTGCTGCTGGTGCAGGTCAATTAATGGCAGCCACTTGGAATAACAACATATGTCTTATTGAAGGTAGAGGATCATTTGGTACTCGACTTGTTCAAGAAGCTGGTGCTGCTCGTTATGTCTACTCAAGAGTTCACGATAATTTCAGTAAGTACGTTAAAGATATTGATCTGAGTCCTATTCACGAAGATCCTGAACACGAACCGCCTGCGTTCTATTTGCCAATCATCCCTATGGTACTTGTAAATGGAACCAAAGGTATTGCTACAGGATTCGCAACAAACATCCTTCCACATAACCCTAATGATCTCAAGAAGGCTTGTTTACAATACATTAAGAATGGTAAAATACAAACACCATTAGGAATTAAGTTTCCTGATTATACTGGTAAGGTTGAACAAAGTGAAGAAGACCCAACCAAATACGTTTCGTATGGTACCTTTAAACGTTCTGGTAAAACTGCGGTATCTATTACGGAAGTACCATACGGCTTTGACCGAGAAGGATATGTAAAGGTTCTCGATAAGTTAGAAGAAGAAGGTGATATCGTATCTTACGAAGACAAATGTAATAAAGATGGATTTCACTTTGATGTTAAACTCAAACAATCTTCGGTTAAATGGAACGATTCTAAACTCATTGCCAAATTCAAGCTAAGTAAGCCATTCTCTCAAAACCTAACAGTTATTGATTTTGATGGTAAACTCCGCGAATACTCGTCCGCTAAACAACTTGTAAAGGACTTTTGTGACTACCGCAATGGTATCCTACAGCAGAGAATTAACGCTAGAGTAAATGAATTCACAGAACAAGTTCGATGGCTTAATGTCAAAATGGAGTTCGTTCAAGCAAATGTTGACGATCGTATTGTGTTTAAGAATAATAATAAAGCACAGGTCGTTAAACAAATAATGCAAGAGACATCGGCACTAGGAGGTGACACAAACCGATTGCTCGCATTAAGTTTCTTAAATTGTACAAAAGAGGAAATTGTAAATCTTAAGAAACAGATTGCCGACGCTACTGAGACATTAAGCTTCTGGCATACAACCTCACCACAAGAACAATTCATAACAGACTTGGAGAACATATAATGGAAAGTTATACTAATACAACTCAATTAGAAATTGATACATCAGCGCACATAGACGAGAGAGGCGTTGAAGTTTCTATCTTTATTGGTGCAAACACATGTGAACCTTCTATTGAAACAATCTTTGATTTTGAAACATTGATTGAGAACCATTTTGAAGGTTATAAAATATACGATAAGATTCGACCTATAGATATTCCTGATGTAGAACTTTTAGTTATTAAACTCGAGCAGATGGCAAAGTATGCACGGAACATGCTTGAAGATTACACATCCGAACATAAAGAATAAATAATAATGAATAAACTTAAATTGATATGGAAATACTCATTAGGTGGTTTCTCTGACGATAAGACAGAGCCCTATGACGATTATGTTATGTTACTACGAACGATTATTGTTGGTGTAAACTTTTTAACGTGTTTCTTTATTATGGCAAATACAATAAGGCATTGGTGATGAGCAGAAAAGAAGATTACGAAAGAATGGATACTAACAAGTATCTTAATTTGAATTTAAAAACAGACGGGTTACCTCTACCAGATGTTAACGCGCAATTTATTGAATTCTTTCACAGAATGGATTACAAGTGGTGGAGAGATGTTGAAGAAGGTGATGTGGTTGTTGATATTGGTGCCTGTGTTGGTTTCTTTGTCTGTCATGCTCTTGACTGTAAAGCTTCTCGTATATTTGCTATCGAACCTTCTAGACCTCATCTCAAAACTCTTATCCAAAATATTTCGGATCATTATATTGACAACAGTACTACTCCTGTCATTCCTATCGAAGCAGGCATAGGATCAACGTCAAACCATTTTAACAATGTCTTTTCAGAATATCGAGAGTTTAAAAGAATGTCTTTTCTCGATCTTGTGGTTGATTATAATATACCAAAAATTGATTACCTCAAAATTGATTGTGAAGGTGGAGAGTATGGTATATTCAATGACATCAATATGGAATATCTAAAAACAAATGTTAAACACATGGCAGTAGAGTTTCACTTAAGCTGTTATGGTGGAGCTGCAAAACAATGGATGAAGGTCAGAGATACGTTATTGCCGCAATTCAAAAAAGTACGATGGATGGATAAGAAACACGAAGCCTTAGCCTACAATGACCGATGGTTAAACGAAGGTAATTGGAATCAGTGTTGTGCATTCATGGTATACATCACCAACGAATAATTCTTGCCGACTCAATTCTAATAAATAGAAATATACAAATAGGATTGAGCCGATGCCAGAAATTATTAACAATTACTTATCTCCAACTAATTTTACGATTAGTATAGAGAAACTCCCTAATGTAGAATTCTTTACACAGAAGCTGCAAATTCCAGATATCACTGCAACTGCTACATCGTTAGGTACTCCTTTAGCAAACATGTACGAATACGGGGATCGTATTGAGTACGGTGAGTTGACGACTACCATGATCCTCGATGAGAATATGAATAACTATAAAGAAATTCTCAATTGGTTAGAAGGCTATGCTTCTCCAGAATCCTCGAACCAAAACAAAAACTTCGCCGAGATCAGAGGTCATGAATCCGATATCATTGCGACCATTACCAACTCTCACAAAAATCCAAACATAAGATTCGTATTTAAGAATTGCTTCCCAACCTCTTTGGGTGGCGTTTCTCTTGATGTTAATGTTACTGACGTGGCATATGCAACAACGACAGTTACCTGGAGATACGATACCTTTACGATGGAACAACTATAAGATAAACCTTTTATTATGAATTATGATTTTATTGAAGTGGGTACATCTGATTTTGATACCCTTACACAAGACGCAACTGATAATTGTATTGGTCTATGCATTGAACCAATCAAGTTCTATTTAGATCGACTACCAAACAAACCAAACGTTAAGAAAATCAATTCTGCGATTTCTTTTGATGGAAAAGTAGGTCGTGATAAGGTTTATTATATTCCTCTTGAGACAATTCAGAAACACAATATGCCTCTTTGGATTCGTGGGTGCAATTCAATGGGTGACTATCACTATCAACACAAAAAGAATAATCTTCAATCAGTTGTAGAAACAGTTGAGGTTGACACAATACCTTTAGGTGATATCTTTGAACAGCACGATGTTGATACACTTACTATATTAAAGATAGATACAGAAGGCGGAGATTGTTTTATATTAAATTCCTTTCTTCCTTTTCTTGAATCCAATAAGAAAGAACGTTGGCCTTCATGGATTGAATTTGAAACAAACATCTTAACACCAAAAGAGACGGTAGATGATACGATTCAGAAATACTGTGATCTTGGTTATACAGTAGCAAGACGTGGAGTTGGGGAAGAGAATTCAATCTTACAAAGTCCTTTGTGTAAATAACCATTGACATTCACAGCGAAACCTGTTATAATTGTAATGAATTTAAAGTTTATGGAATAGATTATGGATACGAATGATATAGCAGCAATATGGGCAGCTGACTCGCCAATAGATGAAACCAACCTCCTAGGTGAAAGTAAAAGAATCCCATCATTACACAGTAAGTACTATAATCTTTATTATAGGGAAGTCTTGCGTGTTAAAAAGTTAAAGGCAGAATATAAAGAATTGGAAATGGACAAACGTAATTGGTACGATGGTTCTATGGCCGAAGAAGATCTAAGAGAAAAAGGATGGAAGCCGTTTCAAAGAAAGGTAATAAGAAACGATTTGGATAAACATATTCAAGCAGACAAAGATGTTATTAAATTAAGTCTTACAATTGATTTCCATACGGCAAACGCAAACTACCTCGAAGATATTATTAAAACAATACACAGTAGAAACTTCATCGTTAAGAACATGATTGACATACTTAAGTTTCAGTCTGGAGATTATTAATGG